AAGAGGATGAAGACGATGGGTGATATAAGCAAGCATTTCAATCGGTCAGAATTTGCATGTAAAGATAAATGCGGATTTGATACTGTTGATGTCGAGTTAATAACGGTTCTAGAAGATTTACGGGAGCACTTTGATAGCCCTGTACGCATCAATTCAGCATCCAGATGTAAAAAGCATAACGACAGCATTGGTGGTGCCAAAAAAAGCCAGCATTTACTTTGCAGGGCCGCTGATGTGACTGTTGATAAGATATCGCCCATTGCTGTTTGGGAATATCTAAATTATAAATATATGGGTTATTACGGTGTGGGGCGTTATCAGAGTTTTACGCACATCGATACCCGCAGCAATAGCGCGAGGTGGTGATATGAGTTGGAAAGACACTTTAGCAGCAATAGCGCCGACATTAGCCACGGCTATCGGTGGGCCATTTGCCGGTGCCGCGACAAAGTTTTTAACCGGCAAGTTCCTTGGTGATGGCTCAACTGAAAACGATTTACAGTTATTCGTTGAGCAAGCAAGCCCCGAGCAATTAGCCGAAATTAAAAACGCTGATAATGAATTTAAGCTCAAGATGGAAAAAATGGGCGTTGATGTCTTTGCTCTTGAAGTTGCAGATAAACAAAACGCAAGGACAGAGAATAAACATAGCCGCATGCCCGCTGTGATAAGCGTGGGCCTTACTATATTTGTAATGGCTATCGTTTATGCCCTTTTCTATTCAGAGCCACCACAAGGCGCGAGAGAGGTTTTGTTTATGCTTCTTGGTGTGGTGGTTAAAGAGTGGTCAAACAGCCTACATTTTTGGTTCGGCACAACCAGAAGCAGCGCAAACAAGGATATGCGGAAATAATGCCAAACATACAAGGTGCAATCACGCTAATCGGATTCGTTGCATTAGCGTGTTATCTGGTTTATATGCACAATAACAGCCCCTTTCGGGGCTTGTTTCTACCCTAGACCCCCACTGTAATTGAAACCATCATTTTGCACTTCAACAAATAACGAGTTATTGCTATTATTTGCAGCCACATCAGTTGGAACCAGATCAGTTAAAAAAACATCTACAGTTTCAGTGCCTATCGTCCATGTCGCTCGGAGTTTTCGGTTTAGCTGGTAAGACTCGTTAAGAATCTGAACGGTTCTTGCTGTGCCACTTCCCGAAACTAAAAACGTTGTTTTACACGCTCTCTGGCTTGCTGCGGATGCCGATCCGCTGTTCCTCTCTGAGTATGTAACATCCAAGATCATGTTGTCAGAGTTTGTGTTAGTTCCGACAAGCGAAACGATCGCAACCCCAGATGACACCGCAAACGAGTCTCTGAACATCCGTCGGTGCTTTCCTGTGTCACCGTATAGAGTTTGCTGCTTCTGTCCTGTTCTTGCGGTTTGTATTAGTTTTTCGTTATCAATTAAAACGCCTTGCGAGTCGCGGCAGCCATGAAGTGATATCACCGCAGTCCCAATAGGCTCATAATCAGGGCCAACGTTTAATTCGCTGGTGACGCCATAACAATCAACTTGTGCGCTTGATGACTTAATGCCGCCTGCTGCGCTGAACTTTACAATACCATTTGATATTTTCACTCGGCTAGCACTATCAGATACGTTAATTCCGTTTCTGCCAGATCCGCTAACGTGAAAATTACTTACTGTTAACTGATCTGTTGCGCCAACAATGTTAATTCCAAAGCTATTGCCGCCGATACCGCCAGACCATCCAGCGTTAATGGCCGTCAAGCCTACAGCATAACCACGCCCCGCTGGCGTGTTAGCGTGACCAAAGTTAATGCCCACTTGGAAGCTGTTGTGATAGCTGTGCAAGCTGTCCATCCCTGAAAGCTCAGAGTCATTACTAAACGATGATGCCCGACAAAATGCGGCGTAACCATCAGCTATTAAATTCATCTGGCCCTTAGCGCCTGAAATCCTAACAGATGTAAACCCTAAATCCCCGACAATATCACGCTCAACTAATGCCCATCTTCCCCCGTCTGTGTAATCCTCAAGTCCTAAATTAATACTGCCAGCCACTAAAGACTCATAGATTAAATCAGGTTGCTGCTCAACCCCACCGAAAAAGTGATCAGCCTGAACTAATACGGTATCATCTATTGCAACGGTAACAGTCCCGGCACGCGATCCGAATGTGACCGGCACGTAATAAGTTTCTGTTGTTTCGGGCCCGTTTATCGCCCTAAAGTTTGTAACGCTCGTTCCTTCATTCCAGCGGGGGCTAATGCCCTCTTGAGCCCAATCTATTAAATTAAAACTATGAATGTGATTACTCCGGCCACCCATAAACGTTACCATGCCGATAGTTGGGAATAAAAATGATTGCTCACCATATGGTACGCCGTTATCAAATGGCCCCAATGGGTGATTAGATGGTGCGATTTCAGGAGCGTAATTTTTGCCCCACTTGCCGCCGAACATATCAAAGTTTGAACAATCACCCAAGAATAAAGCGAAAACATGGGAGATATTACCTGATTGATTTGTCCGGTTGCCGTCTAGTTCTCCATTGGTGACATCAATTGTTACGTTGTCATTCCCGTTTGTGACATCGGCGTTAATTAAAACACTGGCCCAATCAGGTGAGCTATCAGGCATTTTTAATGTGCCAGTGACCGTGATCAGAGTATTATCTTTAACTGCAACATTACGAGCTTTAATTATCGTAGCGTCAGGGATGAAGCATTTATTAACGTGCGCTATAGCTGCGTTACAAATTGATCCGTTGTCTGCGGTTGCTGGTAATGCGCCATATTTAAGGACGTTCCCGTCAGTGTCACGCATCTCAAACGATAACGATAGCGTATTATGAGCAACTATAAATGTGCCGTTTGCGGTTCCTGTGCCTGCGATTATGTCAGCAATCGCGCCGCCGCCAAATCCTGTGCTGCGCTCTGCTGTGGTTACTACATCACCAGCCTGTGCCGATGTGTCAGCCTGCCAGATGGCTAGCGTTGCGGGGTTTAGGCGGTCTATTAAAGCGTTGGGATCTGTTGCTTCAACATCGATGGCAAATCTTAAGGCGTTCGACGTGTCGTTTGCATCAGCCTCGGCTTCGGTTGGAAATGCCCATAAATCATACGCGCCGTTAATATAAGGTGTTATTAATGCGCCACCTGAAGTTTTAGGGAACCCGTCCTTATCAAGCTCAAACTTGGCAACAGTAGTTCCGCCGGTCTCGTCGGTTGCCATTAGTTTCGGCGTTGTGGTTGCGCCTGGCTCGTAAGCTTTTAGCCAGTAGTTTTTAAAATCTCGATAATTAGGTATCGTTAGCGCTATTGGTGCAAATGCCATTATTGTTGCTCCTGTTGTTGTCCGAATGCGTAGCCTAAAAAGCCACCAGCTAGCGCCGCCTGGTCATCTGTACCAAGTGCGTCAACCCACTGTTTATAACGCTTTGACTTCATTAATTTAGCCTCTGCCGCTAATAGTTTTTGTGAAGCTTGTGCCCCGTCAACTACGCCCTCTTTAACTGACTGCCTGATTAGGTTTTGAAACTGTGCTGTACCCATTAAATCTGATGCGGCCTTAGCTCCGTCTGACCCTTGGCGTAAAAAGTCCGACACTGCATTAGTTGCAAATGCTGCCGTTGGGCTTCCTGTGGCGATACTTACCGCGCTTGGGATTGCTTTACCTACCATTCTGCGAATAAATCCAGTTTCAGGGTTAAACATGGCGTTAATACGACCTGTTGGTGTTATTTGACCCAATGCCCTGCTAATACCTCTTGAAACTTCAAACAGATTTTCAATAGATTTTCTGCTATCAGTTGGTAACGCATTAAACAAAGCTTTTTTAGTTGCCGGTGATCTGCTTATAGTCTGAAACCATTTAACAAATTGAGTCGGGTTTAATTGTTGCTGTCCGACCCCTGTACCTTTAAAAACATCATTCATTGCAGATAAAACAACCTCGCCGCGATCTTTTTTAGGTATCGCATTCATCACTTGGTTGAATTTATCAATCTCGCCTTTTTGTAGGTTCTTTATTGCGCCAGCAACATTGACATTTAAAGCCTGGTTTAAATCTTTTCCTAACAATAACTGTAAATCATCCTCTAACTGTTTGCGCCGAACCACTAAAGCTTTAGCCCCATCTGTAACATCAGACAATCCAGCGCCGGAAGCGATAGCGTCCTGATCTCGTGTGAGTCTTGCGTATAGGGCTTTATTTAAACCTGTTTCGACATCTTTAAACGGGCCGCTGTTTTTATTAATGGCCTGTCCTATTTCGCGCCTAATTTGGTCTATTCTGCCTAATGTCGGAAATATTGTTTCAGTGGTGCTAGTGTCCCGCCTCGCTCCGGTAGCAGGGTTTACAATAATTCTACCTTTGGTGGTCTTGGTTCTTGGGTTTAATTGTTTTAATTTAGTTACAAACTTAGGCGGTATTTTTTCCTTAGCGGCTAAATCTTGAAGGAAAGCAACCGCATTAGGCGCTTCAAATCTGTTGCCCTCTGGTAATAATTGCCTGATAGAGCCATAAACATCATCGGCCTGAGTCGCTAAATTCTCGATTGTGTCTAATGCGTTGGCTTTGAAGTCCTGCCCTAACTGAGCCTTATCTAATACCCCGCCGTATTGCTGAATTAATTCATCAGCTTTATTTGCCGTTGCTGTTATAAATTCACGCGCCTGAACGTCGATAACACTACCCGGCACTTTCTGAAGCGCACCCGATACATCTCTAAACTGTGGGTTTTGACTTGCGAATGCCGCAATAGGCTCGGTTGTTATACCTAGCTCATCCGCTGCCCTGAAGAATTCAGGATCCGCCTTGACTATTTCCGCGACTTCTTCCGGCGTTCCAGCTCTAACCGTATCGGCAACATTTTGTAAACCTTCGTCAGTAACTCGTCCAGCCTTGGCATCTTCGATTATATTGATAGCATCTTGCGCTCTTGCGACCCCCTGATCTGCTGCCGCTCTTGTGCGCCTTGCGCCCTGAACAAATGCCCCGCCCGGTATTAATTCCGCTGCTAATTCTGGCAATGCCGCGCCGACAGCCGCCACCGATGGCAACCCCGTTGCCTGAAAACCTCTCTCAGCCGCGACCGGGCCTAACCCTTGCTCTTGCACTGCTTGTTGTACTTGCTGCGCTCTCTGCCCTGCTTGCGCCCTTGCTGATGGGTCAAATGCCAACGCAGCCACCCCTGCCGGCGTTGCCAGTGGTGACAATTCAGCCGCCGACGCAATAGCCCCACCAACCGGCCTTATAATATTTTGCTCTAAAGCTTGCGCGGCTCCCGCGACAGTTTCTAATCCTGCTCGTCCTGCTTCCGTTTCTGGTGCAAATCTAGCCGCCACGTCTTGTTGAACAAATTTTACAGCTTCAGCCGCCTTATTGAGATCGCCGGTTCTTATTGCTTCAGCAATACCAGCCAAACCAGACCCAACAAATCCAGCGAATCCAGCACCAACAGCGCCTAATGGCTCAAAAAAAGCATCGGATGTGGTACCTTGCTGCACCTCTTGACCGGGAGTAACTTGTGGTTGCTCACTAACAAAGCTACCTGTCTCTAAATTTATGACTCCGCCAGCCGGTTTAGGTGGCTGCGCCTGTTGTTGACTAGGCGGCACAATCTGACTTGCTATGTCCGGTGCGTCCTGAATTATTTTTCCATCATTTAAATCGATTACAGGCATTATTTATTAAGCCTCTTTATGGTTTCTTCAATAGTTAAATTGTTTTGTACCGCTGTATCTTGAATATCCTGTAAAGTAAACACGCCTTTCTTTGTTTTTACTGGTTCACCAAAGTTAAAACTAAATGAATCAGGATCGCCGCCGCTCTTAACGTGATCATCAAATTGTTTAAATTCACGCTCATTAAAGAACCTTGCTCTATCTAGTGATTTGATTCGAGCTATGTTAGCCGATTGCGATTGTCCCAATGAGCCGGATATTGATTCGGTTACGCCAAACTCAAAGTCAGTTGTAGGGCCTTTAAATTGTTGTAATTGCTCAAGAGCAAGAGTTCTTAGCGTTGCGTCAAGTGCGGCCTCGTTAGATGCGTCAACACCTGGCAGCAACCTACTTAATTGTAATTTAGCCGCGCCAGTAAAGCCCTGATTAGCCTTTTGCGCAAGAGTTAATGCCTGTCTTAATGTTCTACCTGATCTTGCTGCGCTTCTGTTTCTTTCTGACAGTTCTTTTTTAATCGCTGATGATCTTTTTACTCGTTGCGTTATAACTGCTTTTCTCTCAGTCTCAGTGACCGCTATTTCGGATATTTTTAATCTTTCTTTTATTTCAGCTTCCCTTTTTTGTGCCGATGTTTGCTGAACTGGCGCGCCTGGAACCTGCTGAAAACCCGCCTGGCCTGTTGCTGGATCAAATGTTGGAATGCCTAACTCGCCGGTTGCTGGGTCGACTATTGGCGCAAACGCCTTAGTTGATGCGGTCCTTGCTCCTTTTAAAAATCCAGCCTGTTGACCCAATGTGATCGCTTGTGCTGTTCTTTGGCGCAATAGGTCAGGATTACCACTAAGCAATTCAAGAGATTCGTCTGTTGTTTCAGTTGGTAAGTTGAGTTTTACTAACCGGGCCTTTCTTGCGATTAATTGCGATCTCGCACCGGCAAAATCGTTAGCCTCAAGCAATGGGCTTAACTCTTGCGCGGCCTGGGCAACAGACTGTAACCGGGCCTTGTCTCTGCGGTTAAGCTGTGCTATTGGGCTTGCTGCCTCTTGTGCTACCTGTAATTGACCGGGCTGTTGAGCTTCGGCTAATCCGGTCTGTAATTCCAATAGGCGATTCCGGAAGGGCGCTTGCTCTCGTTGCTGAGTAATCTCCGCCCTACCTAATTCGTTAGCCTGATTTTTAGCAAAAAGATTAGCCAAGTCGATCGGTTGTGCGGCTAGGGATATTCTCGGATCTATGGCCATTAACCTATACCCCCTGATAGAAATTTAAATGCGTCCTGAGCATCAGAACGAGAAGGTAATAACGACAAGATATTACCCGCCCGTTGCCCTCTCGCGTTAGCCGCTCCTACTATTCCAGCCGCTTGCGCCGCCGCGCCTCCGGTTTGAAGGTTGGCAACGTCCGCCGCTGTGCCTTGGATTATTCCGCCGCGCTCACTTGCTACACCTCGACCTAAGTTTAATAGATTTAGAATGTCTGATCGCTGATCTTGAATGAATGGCCTGGCTTGCTGAAATGTATTAGCCGTCAATTCTTCAAGCGTATCACCAGCCGACAACCTGCCCCTGGTGGCCGCTCGCCTTTCGGTGCGAACATTGGCGCTTTCTAGTGCTCGTTGGAATAGTGGGTTTTGCTGTAGAAATTGGAATTGCTGATTCGGATCGCCAAGGAACCCGGCCAAGTCAACACCACGTTGACCAATATCCTGAAACGGCTGCAACAACTCACCGGCCTGAGCACCCGCCGCGCCGACATCTTCAGCCGCGCCAAATGCCGTTTCTCTCTGCAACTCACCGGCTTGTGTTGCCGCCCTTACTGCTGTTTTACCTGTTAGATCCCTGATGAATCCCATCGTTATACCTCAATACGTTTGTGGAGTATTTAACTCCGTTCTTGATATACCCATCATCATATTTGTCTATAATTTCAAAGTTGTTTAACTTCGCGAAATCTAAAACATTTTGATATAAGTCGGGTATCTCTGCGTAAAGTGGTCGAGTTCCGCTAAATCTAAGGGATTGTTCGCCAAATTCTCCTGCATAATCTTTTCTAAACCCCGGTAACACTTGCACATGGCACTTGTTACCGTCTAAATATTTATGATAAACCATTAACCCAACCGGCTCACCTTTCACGTAACCGCAAACATATAAATACTCATCGGTTAATGGCGGTTCAAAATCCTCAAGCTTTGGATCGTTATCATCTGATATTGTATCATAAATTGACGGATTACATAAAACCGCTTTAATGTCGTCAATGTTTGTCGTTTCTTTAACTATCAATTGTCAATTACCGTTGCTGTAATGTTTACATTAATCGAATTATTAGTGCTTGCTTTGGCCTGGATAATTCCGCCAGTAGACAATGCCTGACCAATCATCGCCGGGGCTAAATCTCTGCCTTTTTTTCTAATGTTTTCGTCTGTGATTATTTCATTTAACACTGTACTTGTGCCTGATTGGATCAATCTAACAGTAAATGTCTCACTTCCTGATGAATAATTATTAAACACAACCGCATCAATTCCTATGCCTTTCTTATTGTCTGGCACTTTGAATAAATCCTGAAACACAGTGGTTAAATCAAATGCAGAAACTATCGGTGTTAGTGGTGTTGTTGCCATAATTTACCCCTGTAACTCATGTCCGCCAGCAGTCATTGATAGCCTGGTGAATCCTGTTGTTAGATCGTCCTGTATAACAACTTGCCATTCTTCGGCTAGACTACCGTCAAGCCTGACGGCTACCCCATGTTTTGATCGTCCCGCATAAGTTAGTCTGTAAACATAACCAAACCCGCCACCGCCTGATTTGACTTGCGGTATGCTATCAAAGGCTTTTTCAATAAAATCACCGTTTGTTTTAAAATTAAGTTGATTTCTGAAATCGCCACCTGCGCGTCTGATTCTTAAAACGCAACCAATAAGCAACGCTCCTGAACTGCCAAATTTTGAAAAATCCATTGCGGAGTTTGATTCCATCCGTAATATAACCCTAGTCATATCACCCGCCTGGGCAGTTGAGGGTAACACGCTAAAAATCTGAGGTGTAACAGATCCGTCAACTCTCATATCATTAGTTGCTCTAGCCCCGAGTCCCCCCCCTAAATAAACATGATTTATAGGCGTGTCAACTTCAATAGCGTTAGTTAGTACACCCAAAACAGTCGCTTGCATAAATGTTGAAGTATCAAACAGCTCAACAATTTCGCCAACCGCTATCCCATGGCCAGCGACAGCGTTAAAAAATCGACTTTCTCTAGTTGTGTCACCGTCTAATGTAAAAGACCCCCTACTAAGCAGGAATGGAACGTCAAGCGACTCCTGTGTTTGCTCCTGAACGAATACAGGAACCCCAACAACTCCTCTATCGCTAGTTTCTAATGGACTGACTATATCCACCGGCAGCGGATCCGGACTGACAACATTAACATTAAGCGGATCCGGAAATACGTTATTGCTCATTTATATCTGACTCCAATCTGTACCATTAAAAACTAAATGCAAGCTAAATAGCGGGACGTTAATAGTTAAATTTATTAAACCGTCTACCTGGCCAATTACCTCGACAACATCACTAGACCTTTTTATATGAACCTCATCACCTTCGATAGCTTCAGGATCTAACGTGATATTAATCGATCCAGTATTTTTACAAATAATAATCTGGTTTTGAAATGTTGTTAATGATTCCGTTGTATTTATTATTTCAAATTCTTTAAGCTCTAACGAGTTTATTCTTGCTGCATTTCTGCTAACTCTCGATGATGAACTTGTTATGTTTTGCTCTGCATTATCTATTGCATCATCACCACCGCCCACCCTTTTCCATAATTGAAATAATATAAAGTGCGTATCATCAAAAGCCTTTTTAAGCTCAATATTTGATGCTATAGACTTCGGTAATACTAACTGTTTAGGCGGGTTTACTCTGTTAGACATTACCTACCCACTAATTTCAAATCTATCGTTGCGCTGTAAATTGACAACGGAACCGGGTCTGACATTGAGATCCGTAAAATTAAATCGGTGAATGTCTCAATGTGAAAAACTTCAACTCGTAACGTATGCTCACCAGCCCGGCCCACTTCTACCCAGTCAAGGGCGCTAAACGACCTGGCGCCATCAAATGAACCTTCGATTATTAATCTAGGGTTTACGCCTTGGCCCAACGCCAGACCAACACCAACTTCCATGATGAACTCAATGCGTGACATGCGTACTTCATGACCCTTGGATTGAAGTAAGTCCCCGTTAATAGATGACGTTATGCGAGTCCTTAGCATTGTGTCAGTGTCTTGAGTGAACTCGTCGAGCTTTAATTCTAGATTCTTCCCGCCGCTACCTACGATTAATTTATTGTAAACCTGAATTATTGATGTGCCTGAGTAGATGTCGTTGCCGGTTCCAGATGACAGGTAAAACCAGCCATCAACGCCTAACTTCTCGTTAATGACAAACGTCACGTTTTCACTAGGGAAAGAGATCATGTAAAAATCTTGACCCTGCAATGTAAACGCCTGACCAAACGCATCATCAAACTTTGTCATATTCTCAATCGAGTTTGATATACCATCACTCGAAATTCGCTCATTAATACCGCCCGAGACTCGATAGATAGCCTTATCGTCACCAAGCCAATAGATAGCATTGTCAGTATTTGCAACGCTGTGAATCGCTACTAGCCCCACTGAGAACTCTTGTCCTTCAATCCGGTCTATTGGTGGCGTTCCTACCTCTGAATTATACCAAGGCTCTGTTGTTCTAACTCCAAATCTGTAAATTGTTTGATTAAATGCGTAATCCCTGACTAAATCATCAGGGTTTGACTCTGCGCCAACCCCATCTAATCCGCTTACTGATAATGGATCGCCTGGCGCTGCCATAAATGTAATTGTTGGCAGTGTATAAAGAAATTGATTGTTGATTATCGTTACTGACAATACATTAACTAGGTTTACGTTTGTGTTAATAACTAACGTGTCTGTAAATGAGTTATAAACAAACACTTTATCGGCTACAATGACAAGGTTTTCCCCGTCATCCGCAAATATACACCTATCTGCACCGGTGATGGTTCCTTTTGATGTATGGACACCTAAAGAATCAACTTGATATAAAGTCGTATCAACAACTTTGAATTGAACCTCTTTCATCCGATGCTGACCACGATCAACAGTGCCAGCAACAGAGCTGATTAGCTTTTGACCAGGGAACGAATGCAGAACAAATTTATCTTTGCCACCTTCGGCAAATTGTTGATACATGTTCATTGTTAATTGTGATGACAATGGGCGTGACCGGCTTTCATACGTTGGGCCGGTTACGTTAATAGGGATCGTTGTGAACGTCATGGCGTTGAGCCTAATACTTTCATTGCCGGTGCTGGGCCGTATCGGCCTTTTTTGGCCCGGTCATTAGCTCCACGAATGGCAGCATTGAATTTATTAAAGTATTTAACAGCCTCGTTATCGTCTTCAGTAAACACAAATACCTGATGTAATGCACCGTATAAATAGATATTGGGATCACTTAATAAGATTGTGTTGGTTTGATTTAATGTTGTTAATGCCGGTGGCTTGGCAAAGTATTTCATTGTCAGCGTGTAATCTTGATCCGGTACTATATCAAGTTCAATTTGGCTGGTTGTTGTAAATTGTGTTGGTGTGCCGGCACTTGGTCTAATCCTTAATGCCGTGGGCGCTCTGTATTTTAAATTAGTCTGATCATCTTGGATTGTTATCTTAAGAGATCGTTGACTAATAAAGTCGGTTGGTAATGTAATAAAACGCGACTCGTTCGGTGACGTACCAACGGCGGTTAATGCTGCTGTCTTTTCATCATCTCTGATTTCTAATACTTCATCGTCATTAGCAAACATTTCAACTTCTGCCAAAGTTATGAAGTCAGGAATTAACACACCTAAATCTTTGCGGTGTGACCATGTGATTATTGATTTGACTAAATTATCAAAGTTATCTAATGCCATTATTTCACCAATAAACAAAGGGGGCGAACCCCCAATTAATTAAGCTTAGTCTTTTTTGGCCTTTAGCTTTCGCTTGGCTTTAAGGTTAGGCTTTGCCATTAATGCTGGTATTTCTAATGGCTCATACTTCGGCTTCACGTAAGGCTTGGTTTTTGGAGTTATAACCTCCATCCAATTCTTAGAGAATTCGGCCTCGGTGCATTCAAACTTGTCACCGGGCCGTCTGTATAAGCCATTATGAAACCCTCGCTTCTTGGCTTGCACTTCCATTAGTTAATGGTCACGTTGTCAGCGTATGCTACGTATTGAGACACGTCAGACAGTAAACCAACCCATGTTTTAACGGTTATTGTCGGGGCAGTTCCTACGGTCACATATCGAACCCCAAGAAATTGACCGTTTTCAGTGCCAGTAGTAGGCGGGATCGGAATAGCAAACACGAAACCAGCAACAAGAAGATCTGCATCTTGCGCCGGTGCATCCGGTGTGCCAGATTCAAACACCCGACGACCAACAAGTTGTACACCTGTGGATTGTGCCGCATTGGTTGCATACTCGACATCAAACGTATAATCTTCTGCCGTGCCGCCACCTTGTGCCGCCGCTACTGATACGCTAAATATAACAGCCAACGGCTCACCGTTACCGATGCTACGAGCAACCGTCAAGTCAATGACGTTAGTCCCAACAGCCGACGTTGTTACCGCCTGATCGTCGGATAGTAATGTAAAGTTATCTAAATACATAATAATCTCCTAAGTTATGCGACAACGCGCGCTTCTGCAACGGTTAAAACATCCTGAAGACGCACAGGAATGCCAAGGAAAGTCATCTGGTGAATCGAGCGCCCAAATTGATTTAGGGCTGGCTCAATCATCACAGCAGAGTTTGACTTGTCTAACGCTGCAATACGCAAATGCGATGCTAGCGTCCGGTTAACGTAAAATACCGGCTTAACAGTGTCAATTGCTGGTATATGGTCAATGGCGCGAGACATAAGCTTGATAATTGCTGTGGCGGCAGTTATTGCTTGTGTTCCCGAGGCGGAAACCAAGTCGCTGTTGTCAATGTTTGCAATACGAACTGTATAGCGCCAATCTGCAACAACTAAACCAGCATCCTGCTGAAACAGGTCTTTATATGCGCGGAATGGATTGCCGGAAGTATCGTCAACATCATCAATGCCCAAATCTTCATGCGACAAACCCGCCGATGATCCTTTAGGGAAAATACCAAAAACAGTTTCAGATCCCCAGCCAACAAGCCATACAGACATATTATCCGAATCTGTGCCGCCAGCATCAATAATATTATCGGCATTAGGTGCGGATAAACTATTGTAACGATTAGCAAAGCCAACGTATTCTTCAGGGTTTGCGTTGGAGCCGTAAATTAATGTAGTCTGAGCGGTTTGGCTCATACCTTCCATGTGGGCGCGCGCCTTTTGCATCCGGTATGCGTTAACATCGCCATTAAGTTTAGCAAGCTTTACGTCAACGTGAGATCGACCTTCAAGCATTGCCATGCTTTCAGTAACCTGGACTTCTGTCGCTTTCTCTGGTGGTGTACCTTGGTTTATCATGCGATAAAAACCAGTCGGTAAACCTGTTCGGATTGTGGTTCTGTGAGATGTAGCCTCATTACCTTCTACCCATACCTGATCTTCAAGCATGGAGTTTGTCTGAGCTAGAATCTCAACGATTTTTGCGGTCTTGCCGCTTGGATCTCGGGACTTTGCCCAATCCAATAGTGTTGGATTTTGTACACTTAGTGTAGCCATAACTAAACCTTTTTAATTGTAAAATAAATCAGTGGCGGATTTGCCTGGCTTGTCTAGAGCTTTCGCCTTTGAGTTGCCTTTTTTAACAATCGGAGCTTTCTTGACTTTCTTAGTGATTGCTGCCTTTTTACCCTGCAACGCATCATATCTAGCCGCCTTTAGCAGTGCATCAATATGCTTTGACTGGTAAACAGTGGCGAACTCTTCCGCCGTCCAGCCGTTATTGCCAAGATAAGTATCAAGTGCAGCCATATCGGATTTGTAAACGTCTGTCGCTTTACCATCCGCATCAACCCACGTAGGATTGTTTTTAATCAACTGCTGTTGCTCTGCCGCTATGTCTGCATCGCTTGTCGGTTTGGTCGTGGTTAATGACTCCTTGGCTTTGCTTAATAGCTTTTCTCGCTTGGCTTTCTGCTCACTAAGCCTGATGTATTCATCAGGATCGTACTTGTCCGATTCAACGTCACGCAATTCATCAAGATTAACTTCGTCTTCGCTACCAATGACAGCCTGTAATTCTGCTGCTAATGATGCGATTGATTCGGTTTGTGTAGCTAGTTCAACCCTGTCAGCTTCAAATGCTGTGCGTTGATCTGCTAGCTCCTGAGTTTTGCGCGTATAATCCGCCTGCATTAAACCATGTGATTTCCACTCCTTGACTTGATCCAGGCTTACTTCTTCACCATCTAAGTCGATGTAAAGAAGCTCTTGATCTTCGTCTGAGCTTTCGTCTTCATTGCCTTCTACAACTTCAGATTCTTCGGCATCAACTTCAGCCGGGGTTTCATCTTCGGTTTCGGTTATGACTTCATCGGTTGTGCTTTCAGCGTCCGGTTCGGTCTTTTCCTGGGTGGTGCCATAAAAAATATCAGTGGGTTCCAAGGTTGGAGTGTCCATGATTAATTCCTGATCTTGTTAATGAGTTGTTCAAGTCGACTGATTTTTGTTTCAGCCAGCTTGCCGTTTTGCATTGTGCGCTCAAATATATCTTGCAACTTCTCGATAGTATCCATGCGCCGTTTAATTTCTAATAGTTCGTCAACGTCCTTATGTGATGCGTTAGTAAACTTTTGCAGCAAGTCGGCCCGTATTAACATCATGGCTTGCTTATATGCCGGATTGGTCGTCACCTGATGCGCGTAACTTGCCGTTTGTAATTCTTCGCTTGCTTTTTCTAGCTCTTGCTTATGATCCATTCACAGTCCTAATCTGGTTGTTGTGACTTGTTATATTATAGCGTTTTTGCTATTGTGTTGGTATATGGCGCATACCGCGTTATCTATAGGCTTTTGCTCGGGAGAACAATGAATAAATTCACACTAATAGTTCATAACAAAGACTGGACGGTTAAAGATGCTTGCGCGTATTGGGGTATTCGATACGAGACATTTAACAAGCGATGCAACAGCGATAGGATGCACAACCAGCTTGAGTGTATGTGCATGGGCCTTGAGGATAAGTCTACACTTTATAGGCTTGGTGTCTCAACAACGGAGGGTAAGTTATGATCTTTACGAAAGATAAGTACAGATACAACTGGCTGACAAAGCAGTGGGAGTTTCTTTGTAAAACATGTATAAGAGCTTTGCCAAAGGAAGCTATGAGTATGCTAGAGTTAACTAAAATGTTGGACTCGGAAAAGTTAAAGAAAGCCTATATAGAGGGCTTCCACGATGCTAGGGATGCTGATTATTTGGGCGCTGATGTATTTGCGCGATGGGAGTCTTCAAAAACTAAGAGTGGAAAGCAATGAGTAAACTCATAGGCTACGGGCTGCAAGCCATCGCCTATTTCGGTTTGTTTATGGTGACGGGTAATCCGTATATCCCGGCCTTTGTATTTATAATATTCTTAGGCCGGGGAATGGTTAAGGTTGGCTAGGCAATTCAGGATCTAACTTGTCATCGCCTTGTTGGGCCTCGATTACCTCGCGGGTTTGATTAATCACCGCCGCCTGTGTTCCCGGCCCTATCACTGGGCCTTGTGCGGCATCCTGTAACGTCTTCAGTGCTTGCGCTTGTGATTGGATAGCTTCGAGTATTGCGCTCTGCTGTGCCATTACCTGATTGAATCGTTGGTCTTGAGCTGCTAAGTCAATCTTCTGCTGTTCCTGTATCGCATCCGATTGATCTTTTGCGTCCTTAGATTCAAGTTTGGCCGCTTCTAATGTTAGCTTACCTTCAGCGATTGCAATGTCACCTTCACGCTTAATGGCTTCTGCTTCGGCCAGTGGGTTGGCTGATGCTTGTAACTGCTGGGTTAATTGCTCAAGCTGCCCCCTCATTAACTCGTTCTCAGCCTGTAAAGTTTCAGTCTCAACCTCAGGGTTGTTATAGAAGTCCTGAACATTACCAAGGCCGGTTGCTTTGATTAGTCGCTGCCTAACATTGTAAATCTTGACACTATCAACTAACTCTGAACCCTGAGCTTGTAACTGTAGTTGGTCAGCAGACACAGCCGTTAACGTGCTAATGCTTTCCTCGTTGTCGCTAATGGCTAGACCAACTTCAGAAACTACCGAGTGATCAAACTCCCAATCAGCCGGGTTAACCGTTAACGCCTCGCCTAAAATCATGGTTTCGATTTCAGTGTTTTGGAATCTTGAAACCGTCCAGGCTACACCTTCAAATAGTTTGCGCCAGCCGGTTTCTGCAAATACTCTTGCGACTAACTCGATCTTCTCCTTGCCAGCCGATTCTATGCCGTTAAACCGTGTCGCTGTCTCTTGGTTCAAGTCATCAGCCGCAAGCCCTTGTGATGTTGCAAGCGCGCCTGTGCGGTTGGTTCTTTGTTGGTCTAGGTAGTTAAGCATGAGTAACGCTTTGTCACCGATGAACGGCACCTCGACAGGGAACATATTTTGCCCTGGGTTTGTTTCTCCCTTGCTTCTGATTATTCCATTTAACACAATGGTTGTCATATCATCGACATTAATATTTTCATTGATTGCTATTCGTGGGTTGTTAACTGCATAGGTGTTATCAGCAGCACCCCGAAGCATCACAGACTTAGATCTTTGTGTCTCCATGACGAGTTCGGCACGACTACGACCAATTAGCTTATGAGGCATTAAGATAGCTGACAATGCCGCGTATGGCTCGTGATTAAATGCTTCATCTGATAGCAGCACTGAGCCTGATTTACGAATGAACCGGCGCTCTGCAACACCATCGCCATCGCGATCTATTTTGACATAACGATTCTCAACCCTGACTTCTTCACTTGCCCAATCCGTAATCTCGTTGCCGCCTGAACTGTCCTTGTCTCCGTCTTCGTCGTTGAATCTGATACTTTTTAGATTAGATGATGAATTTGATGAGGTTGTGTTAGTTGTTGTATTGCCGCCAACTCTTAATAGTTTGTTGATTAGCTTTTTACTAAAGCCTTGGCTTAACAGTTCACCACGAGTGACTATTTCATCATCGCCAACTAGCTCGGCGTCTTCAATCGACGTTGCCAGCCTGGACACCCTGAAGGCTTCGGGCGCAATACCAACTATCTGTAATTTCTGCTGCCCTTTCGTTACCTTAAATGTTACATCAAACTCCCCGGTTTCTTCGTCCTGCTCGGTTGACTCAACGACATCAATCTTTTTAACGTCTTCACCTTTCAGGCTTTCTTCGAGCGCGACCAATTCGAATTCAGAAATGTTTTCAAACTTATGCTCAGTGGTTGTTAATGTGTCTTCGATAAAGTATTTAACGACTGAAACCTTTTGTATTTCCGCATCCTTCATCCAACCGTGAAGCGTGGCGAATGATTCAGGTTGATGGCGAATGAGCCAGTTAATATACTTGGTCTTCTGCTCTGCCTCCTTGCGATCTTCGGGGCTGTCAGTGTGTGGCTCAAACTTCATCACGCTATTTGAACCAAGGAACGTGCGCACCAGTGACGGCATGTCAGCTTCAACAACGTCCTGAACATCAGTAGAGATTAAAGATGATCGCCCGTCTTCTTCGTCACCAAATGGCAAGCCTAAGTAATACTCAAGAGCCTTTTCGCTTTCTCGATTGAACTCACCGCTGAACTGAACCGCATCAGCATCAGCTGCATTTACCAACGTGATCAGTGTGTCATCTGTCATTCTTGCCATTAAGCTATACTCACTCGCGTCTTGTAATTAATAGGTTGCCAAGTTTTTTCAATCGGCGGTTTAAATAGTGACATCATAACACAATCGCCCTCGTTCGGTGAATCGATGCTATTTGACTTCATTTCTTTCTTGTTCATTATTTGCTGCAATCCCTTACCGTTTGGTACTCTTGGGATTCTCGTTAACTGTGACCGTAAATCAATCAGGTTTTCTATCCCTTCACTGTCGAAGCTAATCATATCATTAGGATCAACATAATCACCTTTGACAACGCAGCGATATGTATTAAACATTAAATCCCTTAATGCTATGTAATACTGAGCCCGGTTGTTAAGGAATGTTTCTTTGTATTTTTTAGGCTTCTTATCTTTCTCGTCGACTGTTGGCTGATAAATATCTTCTGCGCTATCTTGGCCCGAGCCAGATAGCGACCCGCGAAAACCATGAAACTTAACCTTGGTGCCAGCGAAATTATCAGAGATTTGCCGCTTCAGTCCGGTTCCCATGCCGTCAAAGTCCCACACAAACCAATCGGCATCATCATTAATTGCATGGTCAGTTGCCCAATCGCACGTTTCGTCTATCTCACCTTTAGTCTTTGAGCGTACCTTTTTAATGATTGAGCCATGCTTTAATACATAACCCCCGGCATCGTCACCATCATTAAACGGATCATGTACTGCTATCTTACAACCGTGTGGCTCAAATGCTTTCTTGAGCCTGTCTAGCTTGTGGGCATCAACGCAAGCGTCAAACCATTCGCCTTTAATGATTGAGTTTTCAACCTCGTCTAAGTAGAAACCTAACCATTTGTGTTCATACTCTGCCGTTGACATCTTCTCTAAGTCATCAAGCCGTTCAACCTCTAACCCTGAAGCTATAAACCATGATTGAGGCATATCGGTGTAATTCATCTCGACAACCATAATGCTGCCATCCTCATAATAGCCGCACCGCTTTAGTTCTTTCTCAGCTCTGTCTAGCCATTTCTTAGCTACCGCCCCATCCCTACGCCCCCTATTCATTGTTATTATTATCTCGGGCATTTTCATTCCTGATGCCTCTAACAGTTCCTCTAACTGTTCTTGTGACTCTAATTTAGCACCATTTAAAAGCTTTTCAGTGTCTTCTGCATTTAATCTTACCGATGCCGTTAATACTCGAAGCGTGTTGTCAGAAATATCCTCACCTTCTTCTATCCAAAGTAAGTTAACTCCTGATAATGTTGACTTTAATGATGTGATATTACGGGATAAGCCACGATAGAAGGTACGACCTCCGCTGACGTGAGTTATTGCGGTCTTAGTGTCGTCAAAGCCCGTCATTCCTAACCGGCTTATTTCGTCGAGTATGGTTCTGTGAACTGATTCCTCAATTGAGTTTTGATTCTCACGAGCGCAACATATCAATTCGCCATTAGATATTTTTGCGGCCACCAGATCAGCTATGCCGGTTGACTTAGTTGAGCCGCGACCACCGACAATGATTTTGATTCGCTTTGGCTTGGTGAATATTGGATGAAGGTTTTTAACGTATTCAATATTAATACTAGCCATCGTTACCAACTGGGATGAAATTAAATGTTGTGGACGTTTCGATGGGGCCACCATTAGCGCCAGTTAATTCGGCTTTAACCTTTAGACCTTCTTTGCGGTCAATAACCCGGTGAGCCGTGTTTAAATCGTCCTTATCAAGTGCTTTATCTATTATCAATTTAGCCTTTAATGTTGGCTGATTTTTAAGTGTCTCTTTTCGCTCCAAAAATTTAGGGTTATCATTGCAGTAATTATATAGAGTTGATTTGCTAATGTTAGCATGGCAGCAAGCCTCTAGGTCAGTTGCGCCAACTAAGAAGGCTGATTCTAATTTTTGGATTGTTGCCGGTGTCATTTTTGACTTCGCACCGGCTTTTGATTTTGTCATTTTATCGAGTCCTTATAGGTTGTTCGATGGTTTATTTCGCGCTATTCTTGGACGAAATTCATTCCAACAGAATATGTTATAGCATCCGTGTCAGCGTGAACCATTCGCAATCTGAAATTTTGGGGAATAAATCCTTGATTGGCACTGTTTGCAACTGCGTCGGTTCTTACCCCGTATTTAATGACTGTCGTTCCTGTGGTGGTCACTGGAGTTATTGCCGCAACTAGATCATACCACTCACCGGATAACGGATCTTGACCTTCAAGTGACGGCTGAACGCTTGGTGTTAGCGCTAGCGCTGTTACATCGATAACGATATGAACATCAGTTATCGTATCAGTGAATTGACCGGCATTAGATATCACCAAACTAGCATCTGTTGGCGTTGCTGTTCGTGCTGCACTTTCTAAAATTGTTAAGCTACTTTTGGGCATTTTCTTTGCTCCAATTGTTAAAACTCGATTATATCACACTATTGAACCCATGAAAAAACCCCGGCTAAGGCGCTTAGTGGCTTATGTGTTGCTGATTATTTTACCGTTCAACTTAATTACTTTCGTCCTCTTGTTTGACCTTGCCGCAACTTTCCACATCTCATTGCCAACTATCGGATCGCGTTTCTTTGTCGCGCCTTTGTTTAGCGCTAGGTCTAATTCTGGTATTTCTAGCATTACTTACCCCTTGTTTATTCTCATGTTTATGTCTTTGTTTGCCAGTAAAGAGTCGATCATTTCTTCTAGCAAAATGTCATCAACATGAGAATTAACTATCGCCTCGTAAACTGCATCGCGCAATTTTTGATCTTCCGTCCTGTTGTCTATTGGCTTGAATGAATTACTTCCACCGTTCCACTCTTTTCCATCTTCACCTTTAAAGATAACAAAACTTGGTGAGCTGTAAAGTATTTCAACCTCGTTCATTTCATCAATATGAATAGCGCGACAGCCAACAGGAGGTCTAACGCAATCATCTGCCATCGCTTGAGTGAATACTGGCTTGGGAATCTCACCATTGCAAGGCGGCAACTCGGAATATGGAACACTGATTACATCACCGGCTTTTAGTTTATCAACACCCGGACCAATGTTCTCTTGCTGCTCTGATGTCGGCCATACTTTTTCAACAACGTCATTAAGTGCGCCGGCAGTTGTGGCCAGGTCAATATGGTGTAGATGCTGAATACCCAAATCTTCAATCT